CAAAATCTGGAGGAGCAGGCTACGACTACACATTACCCTATGACACATTTACGGGTTTGTGTATGGGCGTCGTAGTTGCGAATTTCGCACGCAAATGCATTGCAGGGGTACACCTGCGTGGAATTCCTAATACACCTAAGGGTAAGGCTTTGATTGTCACCCAACAGGATATCCAAAATGCATGGGATGAAGCATTCACCAAATGGCAAGGTGCTTTTCCCTCTACAGTTAACGGTGATTTTCCTCTCACTCGTTACGAAAACCAAGTATTAGTTACTCAGGAAATACATGAGAAATCTCCTATAAACTTCTTGCCTATTGGCAGTAATGTCGAGTATGTAGGCCAAGATGGTAAGAGGGTTTCCCATACCAAGAGTAAAGTGAGGAAAACACCCATTTCAGACGTTGTAGCAAAAGTCTGTGGGGTGGAAAATAAATTTGGTCCTCCTAAATTTCACAAGACCAGGATGTGGCAAGCTTCATTAGCTTATTCAGCCAATCCTAGCCCTGGCATTGAAGGTAGCCTCGTTGAGGCCGCCTACAGAGATTACGTTGATGGTCTCCTTGAGAAGTTTCAGGAACCCGAATTTAAATCATGGGTTCATTCAGAACTACACCCTCTGACAGAAATGGAAACATTGTGTGGCAAAGATGGTAAGCGTTTTATAGATGCTATGCCAAAAGGGACATCTAAAGGTTTTCCATTATCTGGACCCAAGAGGGACATGATTGAATTATTGGACCCGGTGGACTTTCCGGGTTTCAATTGTCCGGCAAAAGCCCATCCTATGATAGTTACAGAGATGAAGAAGATGGAACAAGTATTGCTTTCGGGCAAGAGATGTTATTCAATTTTCAAAGCCTGTGTCAAGGATGAACCCACTTTACAAACTAAGGATAAGGTACGGGTTTTTCAGGCCGCCGATTGGGCCACTCAACTGATGGTCCGTAAATACTTTTTACCTATCGCTCGTGTACTTTCATTATTCCCACTTGTGTCTGAGTGTGCAGTGGGTGTGAATGCTCAAGGTCCTGAATGGGATCAATTGGCCAAGCACATGCGAAAACACGGTTTAAATCGTATTTTGGCTGGGGACTATAGTAAATATGATCTCCGTATGCCAGCACAACTTATTAATGCCGCTTTTGCCGTTCTTATAGAAATCGCAGAAAAGTGCGGTAACTACACCACCAATGATATTACAATCATGCGCGGTATTGCTACTGAAATCGCGTATTCATGTGTGGCTTACAATGGAGATATTATTATCCACAAAGGATCTAATCCTTCTGGACAAAATCTTACAGTATACATTAACTGTATTGTTAACTCCTTGCAATTAAGATGTGCATATTTCCACCTCTGGCCATCTCATCTAGGTAAGCCGAAACCTTTTCGCGAGGTTGTCGCTGCTATGACCTATGGTGATGATGTGAAGGGTTCTGTTAAAGAAGGTTACGATTGGTTTAATCACATTTCGTATGCGGCCTTCCTTAGAGAACGTGATATGGTTTTCACCATGCCAGATAAAGAATCTGAACCAACTCCCTATATGACTGATGATGACGCTGATTTTTTGAAGCGAAAAAATGTATATAATGAGGACACTGGGTTGATCCATGGAGCTTTGGATGAAGAGTCTATCTTCAAGAGTCTCCATACGGTTCTTGAATCCAAAGTTGTCTCCCTGGAAGACCAGTCTGCGGGGAACATCGATGGAGCCTTACGTGAATGGTGGCAATACGGTAAGGAAGTCTACGAGAAACGTAGAACAGAAATGAAAACTGTAGCATTTGAATGCGGGTTGACTGCATCCTGTAAAATGCTAGCTGAGTCATATGAAGACAGGCTTAAA